CAAGATCGTTTCCGTCGGGACATCAAAGATTTTACCGAAACTGGAGACATGAGTGACGATTTGTATGATGTGTTGTATGACTATTACTTTGATGACATGCCCTATGGTACAAAGAAGGCTCGCACAGGCGATCCTCATGAGTGGGTAGCAGATAGATTTGCCAGTGATCTTGGCATCAATGAAAATCTAATCAGTCCAATTATCATGCCTGTGAGCGAAGGTTCATGCAACATGACCATGGAAGGTTCTTACTGCCCAGAACACGGCCTGGCTGAATGTGGCGGCATGTATGAGGATAGCAGATCGCAAACTGTACCACCTCGTCCGTCTCGTCCGTCTCGTCCGGTCCAGAATCTGGATACGCCACGCACCAAAAGCGTTGCAGGTTCAGGTCGAGGTGTTGTAAATCCAGCACCAGCAAACAGCATGGGTGATAGTATTCCACATGTTGAAATCCGTGGCTTTGGTCCTGACTTTGAAGATTTGCCAGCAGGAAAAAAACTAATCAATCCAATGCAGCCACGTAAGCACAATGAGTTGTCTCCACTTGAGCCTGGTGACAGTACCTCACATTCCCCAGTGGCTCATGTTGATCTAACCATGGACGAAGGTGTGTATGATCCAGACTACAGAGGTGGATACAACAACGAATTTGACGAACTAGAAGATTTGTTGAGCAAATCGGGCATGAGTCAAGATGACTTGATGCGTCAACGATTCCTAGCCAGCAAGCACGGACTCAACACACCTGCAGACATGGCCAAATTGCCTGCACTGAAAAAAGATGCAGAAACAGGCTATGTGGCACGTAAGGCTGCACTGGATGCTGATTTAGAAAAGCGTAATCAACAGTACTTGCAAGACAAACTCACGGATCTAGAATATCAACAAGATCCAGTGGCTTTTGTAAAAAGACGCACACAACAAATCACGCCAACAGCACCTACTGCACCAACAGCACCAACAGCACCAACAGCACCTGATGCTCCAGCAGATGTAGCAGCCGAACCCGGAGTAGATTATTCTTTGCCTCGAGCAAAACTGGGATCAAGCCCAAGTGCAAGATTGCCTAACTTTAGACCAGAACCATCTGCAGAAGTTCCAGCACCATCAGATCAAATAGATACTCGCAATCAGAAATCATCTATATTCCAGCAACTGGCACAGTTGAGAAACCGAACCCGTGGCAACATGGCAGAAAACAGCAACGATGATCCAATTAACAGCAACAGTGCAATGACCGGTGCCTACTACGAAGGCAAAGAAACCCAATCACAAGAAGGCGATGCACTTCTGGCAAGAATAAAATCACTGGCTTTGCTCAGATGACATAAATACACTTGACACGTAGACAAAAAGCGCATATACTACTACAGTGTTTGCGTTTTTTTGTTTGTGTCACAGGCAACTAAGATCTAAACATTTAGATAGGCAACATAACATAGGCAACTTATTAAGGAGAAAAAACTATGGCATCATTAGCAGAAATCAGAGCAAGACTACAGGCAGCAGAGGGCAACAAAGGTGGGCAATCCACCGGTGGAGACAATTCAATTTATCCACATTGGAACATGGAAGAAGGGCAAAGTACAACACTGCGATTCCTTCCCGATGCAAATACAAAAAACACATTTTTCTGGCAAGAACGAGCAATGATTCGTTTGCCTTTTGCTGGCATCAAAGGCGAAGGGGATTCCAAACAAGTGTACGTGCAAGTACCTTGTGTGGAAATGTGGGGCGAAGCCTGTCCTATCTTGGCAGAAGTACGCACCTGGTTCAAGGACAAGAGCCTTGAAGAAATGGGTCGCAAATACTGGAAGAAACGCAGTTACATCTTCCAAGGCTTTGTGCGTGAGAACCCACTAAGCGAAGACAAGACTCCGGAAAATCCTATCCGACGTTTCATTATCGGACCACAAATCTTTGCCACCATCAAAGGTGCGCTGATGGATCCTGAACTGGAAGAAATGCCCACAGACACCCTGCGTGGTTTGGACTTCCGAGTTAGTAAAACTGCCAAAGGTGGCTTTGCTGACTACTCAACATCAAAGTGGGCACGTAAGGAATCAGCATTGACCGAAGCAGAACAAGCGGCAATTGCCACACATGGCTTGTTTGACTTGAGCACATTCTTGCCCAAGAAACCCGGCGACGTGGAGTTGAAGGTGATCAAAGAGATGTTTGAAGCTTCAGTAGATGGACAACCTTACGACACAGAACGCTGGGGTCAATACTTCCGTCCTGCTGGTGTTCAAGCACCGGGTGGTGCCGGAGCCGCACATGCGGATGAGGACACTCCTGCACCAGCAGCCAAGCCTGCACTCAAAGTGGCTGCACCCGCACCCGCAAGTGACTTTGACGAAGACGACACACCTACAGCAGCCGCACCAGTGGCCAAGCCTGCAGCATCAGGACAAAATGCCCAGGACATCCTGGCCATGATCCGTAGCCGTCAAGCCAAGTAATGAAGACAGCTCTGGATACAGAGCTGTTTCCAGAACTATGTGAAGTGGTACATGTACCACTTCACAATCAATGGGTTTACTTAATTCAAAAAAACGGAAGCAGCAGTTTACGAGTTCAAAGAGCATTGAACAATCTCATGACAATGTTCAATGAACAAATAACAGATCTTGATTATGTAGATGTGTATGTACGAAACCCGCGAACCAGATATATCAGCGGAGTCAACACTTATCTACAGCATCTTCAACGAGATCATCCTGAACTAGATTACAACACTGCATTTTGGTTTGCACGTCGGTATAAATTTTTAAATCGGCATTACTTACCGCAATTTCATTGGTTGGCAAATCTCAGTCAATACCTGCACAAAGATGCAAAAATACGTTTTAGAAATTTTAAAGATTTCTCCAATATAGTTGAGTTTGACAGTGATGCTGATATTGTTAGACCAACTCCAGAATTTATAAAAAAATTATTTGAAAACAATTCAGAGTTAGATTTTTGGTTATTTTTAGATCAAATATTGTTGAATCTAGCAGGACAAGAATTGACCTGGACTGAACTAATGCAATATTACAAAGATAACTATCCAGATATTATAAAACATGTATTGCCCAAGACTTGATCATTTTGTAAGATTCAACCCCAGCGGCACAGTGAGCCGCTGTGGACATATGACTCAAGCACCAGAATTTTCTTCATTGGAAGAAATGGAACAAAGCCTTTGGTTAAGAAATACCAAATTGAGTTTTCACAAAGGTATCTGGCCCAGTGAATGTGTTAGATGCAAACAAACAGAACAAGTCAGCAACATCAGCATCAGACTCAATGCTGTGGAGTTTGATCAAAAACAAACTCGCCAGGACTACTTGACTGTAGGAGGTGTGCTAGACAATGTTTGTAACAGTGCATGCCAAACTTGCAATGAAAATTTGAGTACAAAAATTGGCAGTTTGCAGTCTCGAGATTATGTGCGGGTCGACAACAGTAATCACTTTTGGTCACTGCCTTTGGATCGTGTGGTGCATTTGGACATCAACGGTGGAGAACCCAGTGCCAGTAAAAATTATCGTCACATACTAAAAAACATTCCAGAAAATGTTGCCAGTGTCAGGATTAACACCAACTGTTCTGTATTAATGACTGAAGTTGAAGAATTATCTAAACGCGGCATACAAGTCACAGTCACAGTGAGTTTGGACGGAATTGGTCGAAAGCACAATTACATTCGCTGGCCTATTGTGTGGGAAGAGTTTGAACACAACTTGCTGACATATCAACGCATGAACATAGATTTGAACACATGGACCACAGTAAGTGCATTGAACATTGGTGATCTAAAGAATATTTTTTCTTATGTACAACAACATAATTTAAAAAATTCTTGGGCGTTGTTAGAAAATCCGTCGGTGTTGAGTGTAAAGCACAGTAATCATTTGACAAGAACTGCGGACGTTCCTGATCAACTCAAATCTATTGTGGCCCAGGGCAAGGACAACACCGTCGAACTGCAATTATTTACATTGGCACAAGATCAGTTACGTGGTATTAAATTATGGGATTACTACAGATGAAAATAGCAATAACTGGGCACAGTGCAGGTATTGGGCAAGCATTAACCAAAGTGTATCAGGCACAAGGACATGAAATTGTTGGTCTCAGCAAACGACATGGACACAACATCAGAAACATTCCTAAAATAGCGTTGAATATTGAACCTTGTGATGTGTTCATAAACAATGCACAGGCTGGATTTGCACAAACAGAATTGCTATTTGAAATGTATAGATTGTGGAAAGGCCAAGCAGGCAAACGTATCATAAACATCAGCACCATTATGGCTTCGCAACCAGTGAGTACACTGCCAGGATTGGACATGATTGAATACAGAAATCAAAAAGTAACATTAGAACAAGCACACTATCAATTGCAACACTTGCAAGATTGGCCCAAACTTGTTTTAATCAGACCGGGTGCAGTTGCTACACAACCGGGGCAGGTTAGTCCCATACCATATGCTGATGTTGATGAATGGGCAAAAACTGTTGTGCATATATTGGATACTGCTGGCCCTAATTTAGAAGTCAGTGAGTTATCACTGGGTGTAAATTATCCATGAACAGTCGAGAATATCTGACCAATCGAGCATTTTGTCCAGTGCCCTGGACCAGTATCATGTACAACTTTGACGGCACAGTTAAAAATTGCATACGTAGTGCTGAACCCATTGGCAACATACAAGACAACGACATAGAACAAATACTTGGCCGTGACTATCTGATCAAAGCAGACATGCAAGCAGGACAAAAGTTTGCTCGATGCAATCCTTGTTATGATTTAGAAACGGACAAAAACAATTTCAACATCATCAGCGATCGTGTGTTCTATCTCAAAGAACTGCGTGATGTTGACAACACATTGTATGACACAAACAACTTTGACTTGCATACTGTGGACATACGTTGGAGTAATTTGTGTAATTTTGCCTGTGTATACTGCGGCCCAGAATTTAGTAGCAAATGGGCCAGCGAGAATGAAGTTTTAATATTGACTCCCAGGGATCAACAAGTTGAAAAGTTTAAACAATATATTTTTGAACGTGCAACACAGTTGAAACATGTGTACTTGGCTGGCGGCGAACCATTGTTGATGAAAGAAAATTTAGAGTTCCTTGAACTATTAAAACGAGTCAATCCAAATGTTAATCTCCGAATCAACACCAATCTCAGCAAAGTTGACACACGCATATTTGGGTTGGCTTGTGAATTTAAAAATGTACACTGGATTGTGAGTGCAGAGACCATAGAATCCGAATACGAATATATAAGGTATGGCGGAGTATGGCAAGATTTTGTAAACAATTTAAACATTATCAAACAACTTGACCATAAGATATCATTCAATATGTTGCATTTCTTATTGAATCATTTTAGTATTTTTGAATGTGTGGATTATTTGTCCGGTCAAGGGTTCCACAACAACAGTTTTATAATTGGTGCGTTGATCGGACCGCCATACCTAAATATTAGACATTTGCCAGAGAGTGTGTTAAACTCAGTGAAGAAGATATTGTCTGACCGTATTGCCAAACACCCGGGTTATTTGTTAGAAAATGGATATCAAAACATGCTGAAACATTTGGATCAGCCTTTTGAAAAAGATTTAACAGGATCGTTTGAAAAAATAGCAGACATGGATCAACGTCGTAAATTAGACAGCAGAGCAATTTTTAAAGATTTATACAAGGAAGAAAATTATGGGAAAACCATTTGACGTAAGCAAGTTCCGTAAGGAAATCACAAAAAGCATTGACGGGTTGTCAATAGGATTTAACGATCCCACAGACTGGATCTCGACAGGCAACTATGCATTGAACTACTTGATCTCGGGTGACTTCAATCGAGGCATTCCCTTGGGCAAGGTCACAGTGTTTGCTGGCGACTCGGGTGCAGGCAAATCATACATCTGCTCAGGCAATATTGTGAAGAACGCACAAGAGCAAGGCATCTTTGTGGTGCTGATTGATTCGGAGAACGCACTTGATGAAGACTGGCTCAAAGCACTAGGTGTGGACACAAGCGAAAGCAAATTGCTGAAGTTGAGCATGGCCATGATTGATGATGTGGCCAAGACCATCTCCACATTCATGAGCGACTACAAAGCACTACCCGAAGGCGAACGTCCCAAGGTCATGTTTGTGATTGACAGTCTGGGCATGCTATTGACTCCCACAGACGTCAACCAGTTCGATGCTGGCGAAATGAAGGGTGACCTGGGTCGTAAACCCAAGGCACTCACAGCATTGGTGCGTAACTGTGTGAACATGTTTGGCTCATACAACGTAGGCTTGGTTTGTACCAACCACACATACGCAAGTCAGGACATGTTTGACCCTGATGATAAAATCTCCGGAGGTCAAGGTTTCATTTACGCCAGTAGTATCGTTGTTGCAATGAAGAAGATGAAGCTCAAAGAGGACGAGGACGGTAACAAAGTGAGTGACGTCAACGGTATTCGTGCAGGCTGTAAAGTCATGAAAACACGCTATGCCAAACCGTTTGAAGGTGTGCAGGTCAAGATTCCTTACACCACAGGTATGAGTCCGTACTCAGGCTTGGTAGACTTGATTGAGAAAAAAGAGCTGCTCAAGCGTGAAGGCAACAGCCTGGTGTTTACCACCAGTGATGGCGAGATTATCAAGAAGTTCCGCAAAGCCTGGGAAAAGAATGATGATGGGTGCTTGGACAAAGTCATGGTAGATTTCAAGAACATCAAGACAGAGGTAAGTACAGCCGACGCAACGGAGGAATAAAATGTCAGCAGAAGTAGCAAGCGAAATTTGGGGCGAATTAAAAAGATATGTCAACGTGGTAGATCGTATAGATGCTGCCGAAAGCATTGTGTCTATCCTGATTGATCATGACCATGACGTTGAAGAAATCCGGGAAGCCTTCAAAGGTGATTCAGACATTAAAAAAGCTCTAACTGCATACTTGGACAATGACAAGGACTATGCAGAAGAAGAGGAAGAAGAAGAGTTTGATGACGAGGACAACTACAACAAAGAAGATGACTATTAATGAATCTTCTTGGGTTTCAATTCAATGCTACTGAATGCAATGGGTGGCCAAAATTAAAGTTTTTTATCGACGACGATTTATATCATGACTACGAATTCAATGCTAGTTCGGGAATAGTTGAATTACCACTGGATTTATTGTCAGGTCTGCACGAAATAAAAATTGAATTTTACGGAAAGACTCAACGTAATACCATTTTGGCAGACAACAAAATTGTTGAAGATCAGTTGGTAACACTTGAATTGATAACAGTTGACAACGTGACAATTCCCAATTTTATAAAATATCTTGGAGTGTATCAAGTGGATGATGTTAAAAGATCACAAATCTTGACCTGGGGACAAAACGGATTTTGGACATTGCAAATTGAGTATCCAATAATAGATTGGATATTAAATTTAAAAATGCAGACTATGTCAGAGTACAATGATAATAAACAATGGGCAATGTCAGTATTTCATCCTAAAAAAATTCAATCTCTCAGAGATGACTTAAAGATTTTAGAAAAATTATTGTCAAATGTTGATACCTAAGCAAGTATTGATTGTTTCGTCAGGATTATTGACCGTTGAAAAGCCTCCTGCGGCTATTGGATTTATAGCAGGTGTATGTCGTAGTAATTCGATACAATACAACATATTTGACTTGAACGTGTTTCTAAAACAACACTTAGGCGATACTGTATGGAATCATGCCTATGTTTTTTTACCCATATTAAAAAATCCTGAACATTCAGATCTTCTTGACAAGATTGATTCATTAATTGACATGGCTGTAGAAACCATGCTGGCTGATTCAGCTGCTGATTTAATTGCTATAACGTTGTTTAGTTACCAACAAATTTTAATCACTCAACTGTTACTGCAAAAAATTAGATCAAAATCTAATGTTAAAATAATCATAGGTGGATCAGGCATATCTTATGAAATTGAAGAAAATAAAACAGTAGGTAGATTATTTTTAGAACAGAATTTAGTTGATTACTATGTATTAGGCGAAGGCGAATACGTACTTGACAGATTTTTTAAAGGACACAACGAACTAGGATTAAATTCTAATCTATCACTTAGTGAGTCCTGGGCTCCGCAAATTGATAATTTAGATAGGTGTGTATTCCCCACATATCGAGAAATTAATTTTTCTAATTATAATCCAGGCATCAATATCAATCCCACAATTGGCATAACTGGCAGCCGAGGATGTGTACGACGATGCAGTTTTTGTGATGTAGGGCATATCTGGAAAAAGTTTAGATATCGCAGTGCTGAAAACATTGTACAAGAAATCAAACAACATTTTGAAGAAACCGGCATCAAACAGTTTGTGTTCACGGACAGTCTGATCAATGGATCATTAAAACAATTTGTAGATCTGAATGATCGAATAGTTGATCTCAAGGCAAAAAATAAACAACTAGAAGACCTTGTTTTTTCAGGGCAGTTTATTATTAGACCTAAATCACAACATCATGAATACCTATATCAAAAAATGTCTGCCGCAGGCTGCAACAACATACAAATTGGCATTGAGTCAGGCAGTAATCGTGTGCGTGAACATATTGGTAAAAAGTTTTCTAATCAAGACATAGACTATCATTTAGAAATGTGTTCAAAGTACAAGATTAAAAATGCACTATTAATGATGACTGCGTATCCAACCGAAACGCTGGAAGATCATGACGACAATATACAGATGTTTAAAAGATATCAAAAATATCTATTAGATGACACTGTAATTGGGGTAACCTTGGCACATCCTTATGTATTGTTAAAAAATACACCACTGGATCTCATGAAACACGAGTTGGGAATACACAATGAAAATTATGCAACTCATTTTTTTGATATATCGTCTAATCCCACGCTAACTTTAAAAGAACGATTCAGAAGATATTTAGAATTAAAAATACTCCTGCTGGATTTAAGATACCCAGGAAGTTGGGCAGACTTAACAAGTCTCAAAGAAGAAATTGATAATTTAAAATTGAATATAAAGATTGGGTAAACGCACATGTGGTACAGTAAAGTTGTAGCAGATCTTAGTAACATACCTGACTTCATTGCACACTTTGAGTCAGAACTCACAGATGCCAAGCGTGACTGCAAAATTGGCGGCTTGGTGGAAAAGAACATCACTGCCTTGCCAGGCATAACTGAGCATAGGTTCAACCAGTTACAAGAGATTGAAGCTGTGTTGAACTTTCTCAATATTCAATTGAGAAAGATACGTACTCGACATTTCAAGAAGTATCTTGAAGGGTATGCTCGTGCTTTGACCGCACGTGATGCTGAAAAGTACGTGGACGGTGAAGAAGAAGTTGTGGACTTTGAAACCATCATCAACGAAGTGGCACTGCTACGCAATCGTTGGTTGGGCATAATGAAAGGCCTAGACACCAAGCAGTGGCAAATGGGTCACGTGGTAAGACTGCGCACAGCAGGCATGGAAGACATCACGGTATAACATGACTGATGAAGAACGCTGGCAACGGGATTTGGCAGAGATGGAAATCTTTTTGTTGCTGTTCTTCTTTGAAGCCTGGGTAGCATTCTGGTGGTTGGTGCATCGATCATATATAACACTATGACAGGAATGTACAAAGAACTCTTGCCCAAGTATGACTTGGTACATAATTTTGTAACCAAATACCAACCTTGGAGTCTAGTAGATTGGGGGTGTGCAAATGGCAATCTTCTCAACCGCGTGGAACAAGATTTCCCCAGTATTCAAGAACTGGGAGGCTATGATCCTGGCAATCCTGATTATATGGTTGTGCCTACTGGCACCTATGATTGTCTGGTCAGTTGTGATGTGATAGAACACTTTGAACCGGATCAATTAGATCAGTCGTTGACGCTCATGCAAAGCAAGTTTTCTCGTGCAGCCTTCTTGATCATTGCTTGTTATCCTGCAAAAAAACGCTTGCCCGACGGACGCAATGCACACTTGATCATAGAAAATGCAGACTGGTGGCTGCAAAAAATACAACAACAGTTTGATCAGTGCAACATTACATGGTCAGAGTCTGTGAACTTTACTGCTAACCCAGTAAAAAATCCCAATGGCAGCCCTGAACTGCGGTTGATACTTGAGCATCAAAATATACGCAGATAAATATCTGTATGAAAATTGTAATTGTCACAGGCGGCTTTGATCCGCTACATTCTGGGCACATTGCCTATTTTGAAGCCGCTCGGGCACTGGGAGATAGGCTTGTGGTTGGTATTAATTCAGACGCTTGGCTCACACGCAAAAAAGGTCGACCGTTTTTGTCTGCCAGCGAACGAAGAGCCATCATCGAAAATCTACGCATGGTAGACAAGGTAATTGAATTTGATGATGCAGACAACACATCCATAGATGCTATCCGTGTTGCCCGAGCACATTATACTGTGCCTCGAACCAAATTTATATTTGCCAATGGTGGTGACCGTACTGCTGTCAACTGTCCCGAAATGGTATTTGATGATGTGGACTTTCAATTTGGTGTAGGCGGCGAGCACAAGATGAATTCAAGTTCGTGGATTCTCACAGAGTGGAAAACACCCAAAACTGATCGTGCCTGGGGTTACTATCGTGTGTTGCACGAAGTTGGTGCTAATACAAAATTAAAAGAACTCACTGTGATGCCCAAAACATGCTTGAGCATGCAACGACACGATAGTCGTGCAGAGTTTTGGTTTGTGGCTGAGGGCGAAGCCACGGTATACACATTGGATGAGGCCAGCACTGATCAAGAAGTCAAATGCCAACTGACCATGCATGAGCACACATTTATCAAAGTCAATGAGTGGCATCAACTGTGTAACGAAACTGATCAACCTTTGAAGTTGATTGAAATACAATACGGTGAACGCTGTGTTGAAGATGATATTGAACGTAAATGAAACCAATTCCAGTATTTGTAGGATATGATCCTAGAGAAGCTATTGCATATCATACATGCGTGAACTCAATTATTAGACATGCCAGTCAGCCAGTGGCCATCGTTCCTGTGGCATTGAACTTGTTCCGAGACTATGATGAAACACACACTGATGGCAGCAATCAATTTATCTACAGCCGTTTTCTTGTGCCACACTTGATGGACTACTCAGGATGGGCCATATTCATTGACGGTGACATGATTTTGCGTGGCGATGTCGTAGAACTATGGAAGTTACAAAATCCTTACAAAGACGTCATGGTTGTAAAACATGACTACAAAACACGCATGACTGAAAAGTATCTTGGCAGCAAAAACGAAGACTATCCGCGCAAGAATTGGTCAAGTGTGATATTGTGGAACTGTAGTAGTTTTCCCAATCGTAAACTAACACCGGAGTTCGTGCAAAAATCAACAGGTGCAGAACTGCACAGATTCACCTGGCTAGAAGATGAACGCATTGGTGAACTGCCCCCAGAATGGAACTGGTTGGATGTTGAGTATGAATGGAATCCCTTGGCAAAACTGGTACACTACACGCTAGGTACACCATGCTTTCATGAGTTTGCTGATGCAGGCAACTTTGCAGAAGATTGGCACAAGGAAAGATTGCTAACTGATTATTGTGAACAGAGAACACAACATGGACGATGAACAAGAACTAGCACCGCTGCCGAGACATGAATTGGATATGGTGCCACCGGAGTTGGCTGAATTATTTAGAGATTTGATCAAGTATCGTGTGGATCCAGCAGGCGACTACTACGGATTGAGCATAGAAGCATTGTCAGAAAAAATACGTGCATTGGATAATCAAGCGGTGCATGCCATTGACAGTGAATTTAGATACGCAGAAAAGGGAAAAATGTTTGATCCTATCTTACAAAGTTTTACCATAGGTGCAGGTGGACAAATAACCACTTGGAGCAAGAGTGAAAAGTCAATGACACCGGTTATCCTGCGTGGCATTACCAAACGCAAAGAGATGAGAGCTTGCAAAGAAGCTGGTAGAGACTTTTACTACATAGACACAGGTTATTTTGGCAACGGCAAGAAGAAAACATTTCATCGTGTGACTAGAAATGATGTGCAAAACTTTGGACCTATTATAGACAGGCCCAGAGACAGACTAGGGGCAACAGGATTTCAACCACGCAAGTTCTATCGTGGCAGCAAGATATTGTTGGCACCGCCCAGTCAAAAGTTGTTAAACTTGTATGACATTGATCTAGAACAGTGGCTGGACAATGTGCTTAAAGAACTTGCTGGTAAAACAGATCGAGAAGTTGTTGTTCGCCGCAAACCTGGCCGCACTGCCAGAACCAGCGACGACTCAATGGCACATGCACTAGAACAAGACATACATTGCCTGGTCACATTCTCCAGTATTGCCGCAGGCGAAGCCTTGCTCAATGGCAAACCTGCTATCACACTGGGACCCAATGCAGCCGCAGCCCTGTGCAGTCAGACCTTGGATGCTATCAACGAACCTTATGTTCCCACACTGGATGAAGTGGAACGTTGGGCAGCACACATGGCGTATTGTCAGTTTACTGAAGCAGAAATGCGTGACGGCACAGCATGGAGAATCCTTCAGGGTGGTTGATGTTGTAGTCTACGTTAGCAGTGTTGCTAATCCACAAAAACATTCTAGGAAAATACAATGCCTGGAAAGTTTTGCTGATGGAGTGCGAGCAACAGGACACACAGTCAAGGTAGAATGGGAACACAAATATACTCCCAGTCGGTTGGCTGTGATGCTGGGGTGGGCTACCACAAACACTGGTGGTCGTAACATCACACTGCGCAAACAAATCATTCCTGAACAGCGAAGGCTGGGTTTTCAAACCATGTGCATAGATGCGTCATGTTGGAAGTATCTTGATGATCATGGCAATTACTTGCGATACAGTCTCAACGGTCCATTTTATGACCGTGCTGAGTATGCCAACCGCAACAGTGATGCTACCAAATGGTTGGAAATCAGTCGCACCTTGGGAGTGCAGTTAAAACCAGCCCAAGTCAATCAAGCCGGGCATGTTTTGATTTGCATGCAAAGAGACGGTGGGTTTGCAATGAAAACTCTGGATCCAATGACCTGGTTGCACGATAAAATACATCAAATTAGATCAGTGAGCAGTAGACAAATTTATGTTCGACCACATCCAGGTCAATACAACATGACAGACTTTGCTATGTACAACAGCAAAATGGGCAAAAGACAAAATGTAGTCATATTAGAGCCCACTCAAAGTCGACTGATTGACAACTTGCAGGGCGCACATTCGGCAGTGTTTTTCAACAGCAGTGCCAGTGTGGCAGCAGTGTGTGAAGGTATTCCTGTGTTTGCAGATGATTCCAGTTGTGTGGCTTGGTCAGTGGCCAACAAGGATGTGAATAAGATTGAAACTCCAGAAATATTCTCTAGAGAGCAATGGATGTATGATTTGGCAGCCGCACATTGGAGCGATGCGGATGCACGAGCCGGCCGTGTTTATCAAAAGTTTTTGCCTTATTTGTGAATCTGGTACGATTCAACCAAGTCGGCCACAGACTTTCCACAGTCAGTGAATTCCCAAATATGAAATTGACTCCAGCAAATATGATCCCACCAGTCTGATCGATCGGGATGTTGTATGCTACTCAAGTTTTCTACTCCCCCCATGAGCAAGCTGGTCATGCTATGATCTATAGTGTAAGCAGGCACGCCTATTAGACAAGCCTCCACACAGGCCATGGTCCGATCTCCTACCACAGCATGTGCATCATCCAACAATCGTACAAAACTGTTCCAACGTCCAGGTTTGCTGCCGCCTTTGTTTCGCCATACAATCTCGCCGTCCCAGTATTGCCTGACTGTGCTTTCCATTTTTTCACACCATTCTACAATGTCTTCTCCAGTTCTCTGTTTTAGTATTTCTTTTACAGGCTTGGGAATTACAATGTATTGACCAGGTGTAGTACGCCAATTGTGCATGGCACGTGGTTCGTTAAACAACTGCGATCTAGGCCAAGGTCGAGTTTGCATATTGAGATTATGATGCCCACAGTAAGTAACCCGTCGAGTGTTGCGTCTGGGGTCATTGTCTCCCCAATAACCAAACTCTATTTCAATCCAAGGGCGTTCGTTGGCAATCCATTCTTTGAGAGGGCTCCACCACGGAGCAAAGTGGCTTACTACCAGCACATGATCTTCGGGAATATCTTCTATTAGATCAAATGTTTTTAGTCCCTTACGCCGCCACGGCTCCAAAGTCCATTTTTCAAAATCCCCTTTGACTGCTGGCGACCATGCATACTTTACTTCCACCCCATGATCCAATCATCCTTGACTTGGTCTAACCGCACCATGCCCCAACTCTGCATGAGTTCAATGGCAGCGTGTTGTCCATACTGGCTACTATATGCATCATGTGGCTTTTGTTCTACCACAACAACAGGTCTACATCTTTTGATAGTTGCCTCTGCACCTTGCAAGATACGATACTCGTAGCCTTCGCAGTCCATTTTGATATAGTCTACTGTGTCCAAGTCCAGATCATCCAGTCTGTATACCTCAGTTTCGCCTGTGCCCAGTGTAGCAGGATCAATGTGCGTGTGCCCAGTATTGCCTTCTGTTATGATCATGGTGGCAGTTGTGCGTGTATCTCCCAATGCAAAGTCTTTGATTTGCAGGTTGTTGGCAACAACATTTCGTATTAGGCATTCTCTGAACATGGCTACTGGCTCAAACGCAACAACAGTTTTGAAATTTTTGCAAAGACTGCGACTCCACAATCCCACATTGGCACCGATGTCCAGGGCTATGCCACGTTTTTTAACATAGGTCATACTACGGTCTCGAACTTGATATTGGTACTCAGCAGGTCCGCCTTTGTCTATGCTTTTCTTCAACATCTTTGGAAAGTGTGATTCAGCATCTGGGAACCACCACCCTTGAAATTCATGCACTTAATATCTCCTCTGTTTGTTTAAGTATCTTTTCTGCTTGTCCGTTCTTGAATTCGTCTATGTGAAACTGGCCATACGCCAAATGATATGCCCAGTCCAATATTTGATCACGATCGGGAAACCACGGATTGTCTATCCGGGTCAAGTCAGTGTTGCTCACTGGTCTAGCAGCATTGCTGGGTGCCATGGCAAACACAGGCACACCTGCTAAGACAGCTTCTGTGCCTGCTATGCTGTTGAACGTTACCACGGCATGTACATCGTCTAAGGCTTTTTCTACACGATTGGTCTTTCTATCCATGCGACTTTTGTTGCGTTCACGTACAACAATGGGTCGATCTGTATGCTGTTTGATTGTGGCTACAGTTTCTGCCAACCATGTGTCTAATTCTATGTCGTAAAACTTGCAAGGCTTTTCGTCAGGTGCCACAATCAATATATGACTGCCACGTCGGCGATTGGCAACTTCTAGTCCGAGTTGATTCCAGCGATCACTAGGTCGTGGGATAACTTGATCGTGTTGTAAATTGTTGGGAACAATCCTATGCCAGTGTTTCCAACCGTGAGGATTTTTATGGCCAGGGCGATTGCCCAAATAGCCCGAGTCCATGTATCTAAATGGTCTATCATCTGCCCAACACTGCTTGATGATTTTGTGTTTCATAATGCCACGTAGCATGAGTGGCTCGTCACTGTCTTCGTAACGCCAAGTTTCTAAGGGTGTACTCTCAAGTCCGAGCCCATGTGCATACATGTCAATGTATTCGTCATCGCCATTCTTGCTTAAAAATATCATTGCCAGTATTTTTCAGTGCGGCGGACCACAAGGTCCTTGAGTTTGCTACGACCATCGCCTTTGCGTTTGCCTTTGAGATGGTCAATGTATGCACCCCATTCACAGTTTATAAGCGGATGACCTTCACCGTTGATTAGGCCTGCACTCCAGTTGAGCTCTGCCAGGCCACTGCGATTTTTGACATCGTCAAACACATAGCTGTCGTGCCATTCGCTCAGCGTAAAGATACCGTTGTCAGCATCATCATACATGCGTTGGAACTCTGCCAAGAACTTTTGTACAGGGCCACGTTTCAAATTCATGCCGTACAATCCACATTCGGTAAACTTGTTGCTACGGCCTGCATAACACAGTTCTCTATCATCTGGAAAGAATGAGGAAATCTTTTGCACAGTGATTGGACTATGACACACCATGTCTGCATCCATCCAAATCAACCAATCTGTAGTGCAGTGACGGGCGGCATGGAATATGGCATACACTTTGTGAGCAAAGCGCACTGCTTGCCATTTGAATGCTTTGCGTTCGCTTCCAGGACCAATATCACCATTGGCTTTGGGCACATTACGCCATTTGTTTTTGAATGCAACCAAGTCTGCACTTGCACCCTCTAGGTCCAGCACTTGCAAGTTAGGTGCAGTTTCGGTAACAGTGCAGCCCTCAGCGTATACTTTGAGCAGTATATCTCGGGGCCATGTTTGCAAAAAAGTTTCGATCATGCGGCGGCCGTAAGTCTTGTAACCTTCAGCGTTAAAAGTGGTAACTACAGTGTATTTCATAAGCGTATTTACAGTGATCAAATCCATAGCCTATTTTCCTGCCCAATGTGCCATGAACAGCCGGCCTGTGATGAGTGCCTTCTTAGATTGTTGCCAATCCGCAGGCATACAAACACAAGAGAATTCCATGACTGCAGATGCCGCAGTGATTTGGTCAGTGTTGTGGCACGGCAGAATGAAAACCAATCAAGCAGTGTATGAGCACTACCGCAAACAAAATAAACCTGTGATTGTGATAGACATCGGTGCATTGTATCGTGGACAGACTTGGAAACTGGCAGTAAATCACATCACCAGGGATGGCTATTACGGACATGAGCACAATCTGGATATGAGTCGCCCTAAAAAGTTACAAATAAGTCTAGCCACACAAGTTAATCCACGACCAGAAATCATCATTGCCGCACAGCACAGAAACAGTTTGCAAGTTGCTGGCATAGGCAGCATGGAATCGTGGGTGTTGATGCAAGTTCAACAACTACGCAACTCAACTGATCGTCCCATATGCATACGAGCACATCCACGTAGTCCACTGCGAATGCCATACATGCCTGAGAATACCACAATGGAAGTTGCTAGACCCGTGGCTAACACTTACGACAGTTTTGACATGCACTTCAACTGCCATGCAGTTGTGAATCACAATTCAGGACCGGGCATACAAGCAGGTATTGCAGGATGCAGACCCATTGTAGCCCACAGTAGTCTGGCATACCCTGTTGCAGTGGGTATGCCTGACATTGAACAACCTTACACGATAGATAGAGAACTGTGGTTGGCAAAAATATGCCACACTGAATACACTGTTGAAGAACTAAGAGAAGGACTATGGCTAAAAAGAATCGCCCCCGCCTTGACAACATAACTGATTGTGCATGTGTGATACATGGCACTGGCTACGACTGGGTGTATGTGGAAAAACTGTACAATATGTTGACAAGACATTTGCCTGATGGCATACGTTTTCATGTGTACACCGAGCAGGATAGATCAGTGCCACCACACATGATCAAACACGCTGTAAAAGAATGGCCAGGCATTTCGGGACCCAAACGCGAATGGTGGTACAAAATGCAGTTGTTCAACCCTGAACACTACTCGGGCAATTTGTTGTACTTTGACCTTGACTGTGTGATCATAAATGATTTGAGTTGGATCCCAGCGTTGAGTACAGAATGCTTTTGGACCATTAGAGACTTTAGGTATCTTCAACGCAAAAGTTATTCGGGCATGAACAGCAGTGTAATGTGGTGGAACGTTTCAAAGTTTGCCCATGTATGGCACGAGTTTGATCAATTAGACATCAACAGAACAGTTGTAAAATATCCTGGAGATCAAGATTACCTGGAGGTGGCCATTGATCCCAATCAACGCAGACATTTTGATCAACAACATTTACAAAGTTGGCGATGGCAAGTAAGAGACGGCGGTTACAATTTTTCCACACGAAAACCCAATGCACCTGGCTCAGGTTCCAACGCATACATTGGTGGTGATACCAGCATATTAGTATTTCACGGAAAGCCCAAACCACACGAATGCACTGCTGATCCTGTGATTGCAAACAACTGGTGTTAGGTAATACTTTGGTAGTACTTGACCAGAAATAACCTTTTTGCTATAATAATGGCATACAAAGCAAAAAGGAGTCAGCAATGAGAAAAATGTATATCGTGCAAGTGCAAGGTTGGGGCGATAGAGAAGATGAGTTTTATAATATGGGTGCATGTAGCACACCCGAGCAGGCAAAGGCACTGGTAGAGGAACTGCTGGTGGGCTGGGAAGAAGACGGCCAGGACCGGGCAGATGTAGTCTACGAAATCGAAGAAATAGAACTTGTTTAAGGAGCCAACAATGGGATATCGTGTAGTTGACACCATAGACATCATGCGTGACAAATACAGTGCTCGCAAGGGACTGGAAGGCCCGTTCAACTTCTCAGGTCGTGTGTTGTATTATGACAACAAACAGGGCCAGTACTACGATCCTACTACTGACTTCTACGTGGAGCAGGACGAAATGGACATTATCAACACCCGCTTCTTTGAACAGTTCAAAAAGTAATACTTTGGTAGTACTTGACCGATAATTCCCAAAATGCTATAATAATGGCATACAAAGCAAAAAGGAGCCAGCAATGAAAATTGAAACAGCAATCAAACAAATTCAAAATGAAGCAGACTTTCAGGGCATGGGCCTGTTGGAAACACTGCAAGACATTCAAAAACATGGTCGCATGATGTACGGCGAAAACACAATGAAGGCGTTTGTTGTTTTTATGCAACTAGGCCAAGAGATGTTTGCCCCGGTTGACCAATAATCCATCTTTTGCTATAATAGAGACATAAACAGTAAACAACCGCATTTCAAAGGAGCCAACAATGAGTGCAATTCGTGTTATTAAAGGTGTGTATCGCAACAAACCCGTTCGCAATATCGCTTTCAATCTTGTGTCAGGTTTTCAATCTGGTGCCAAAGGTAATTTTGTGACAGTAGAAAACAACGGTGCATTTCCCAACTGCCCCGACACCATCCGTATCAAAGTCAACAACATTAGCGACATCGAGTATGTCAATGGAGATGCAGTGAGCAAAGAAAATACAGTGGCATTTGCCAAGCCCCAAGCGGAGGCAGAGACAGAAGAACAAATCATGACACGTATTCGTGAGCGTTTTGACATCTTGCATGAGATGACAAAGGCCTGTGTCAACGGCGACATCCGTGCTATGATTGTGTCAGGTCCTCCTGGAGTTGGCAAATCGTTTGGTGTTGAGCAAGAGATTGAAAAAGCCACCCTGTTTGACAAACTGGCAGGCAAGCGACTTCGTGCAGAAGTTGTCAAAGGTAGTGCAACACCCATTGGCTTGTATCAAGCACTGTACAAATATTCAGACGATAATTGTGTGTTGGTGTTTGATGACTGTGACAGCATTTTGTTGGATGACGTGGCACTGAACTTGCTGAAGGGTGCATTAGACTCAGGCAAGAAGCGTACCATTTCATGGTTGAGTGAGTCCAGCACTCTGCGTCGCGAAGGCATCCCAGATCGTTTCGAGTTCAAGGGCAGTGTAATTTTTATTACCAACTTGAAGTTTGATCAGATGAAGTCGCAAAAATTGCGTGATCACTTAGATGCACTGCAAAGTCGCTGTCACTACTTGGACTTGACACTTGACACCATGCGTGACAAAGTGTTGCGTATCAAACAAATTGCCAAAGACGGTGTGTTGTTTGCAGACTATGATTTTGAACCCTGTGTGCAGGACGAGATCATTGAGTTTATGGAAGCAAATCAGAACCGTTTGCGTGAGATGAGCTTGCGTATGGCATTGAAGATTGCAGACTTGCGTAAGAGTTTTTCAGGCAACTGGAAGCGTCTTGCAGAGACAACATGTATGAAGAGTGCCTAACATGGCTTGGGTGGCCGTATTAATGCTAGTGTTTTTTGGCCACCCCGTGTTAGGAGTATTGTTGGCATTTGTGATTTTGATGATTGGTGAGTGAGTGGAGTTTCCCGGGGATTGGTTGGCTCCGCCCCGGGCTTTACAACAGGGACTTCGGTCCCTGTTTTTTTGACTTTTGTTTGTGCATGTGTTACTATATACTACATGAAAAGATGCACAATACAAATACGTGACGAAGTAAACATCAAGATTGAAGGACTGGACTTGGATGCTCGCAAGGCCTTGGTCAATGCTTTCAAATATGAAAACCCTGCCGCACGTTATTTGCCAGCAGTTCGTTTAGGACGATGGGATGGCAAGGTAGCATACTTCCAACTAGGTGGCAGCACCTATGTGAACCTGTTGCCAGAGATCATGCCCATATTGGAAAAGTTTGACTATGATGTTGAACTGGATGACCAGCGTGACTATTCGAACACATTTAACTTTGAATCAGTAACTGAAACAAGTTTTGAACATGTGAAGTGGCCTAAGACACACCCGGCCGCAGGTGAGCCTATCATGTTGCGTGACTACCAAGTGGAAATCATCAACAACTTCTTGGCCAACCCACAGTGCATACAAGAAGTGGCCACAGGTGCAGGCAAAACCATTATGACAGCAGCCTTGAGCAATGCTGTGGCACCTTATGGACGCAGTATTGTTATTGTGCCCAACAAGAGTTTAGTAACACAAACTGAAGCAGACTACATCAACATGCAACAAGATGTTGGCGTGTACTTTGGCGACAGAAAAGAATACGGACGCACACACACAATATGCACTTGGCAGAGTCTAAACAACTTGTTGAAGAATACCAAGGCTGGAGTAGGCGACTGTACCATAGGTGAGTTTCTTGAAGATGTGGTGTGCGTGATTGTGGACGAAGTACACATGGCCAAGGCAGATGCACTCAAAACCTTGTTAACAGGCGTAATGGCTAGAGTGCCAATTCGCTGGGGTTTGACTGGAACTGTGCCCAAAGAAAAGTTTGAAAGCCAAGCACTGCTGGTCAGTCTTGGCCCTGTTATTGGCAAGCTCAGTGCCAGTGAACTGCAACAACAAGGTGTGTTGGCCAACTGCCATGTGAACATTGTGCAGTTGATTGATCACGTGGAGTACAAGGACTATCAAAGCGAGCTCAAATACTTGCTGGAAGAGTCTGGAAGACTGGACACCATGGCAGACTTGGTGCGTCAAGTAAACGAAACAGGCAACACTCTAGTGCTGGTAGACCGTACTGAGTGTGGTAGACAACTGGTTGCAAGGTTGGGTGACAAAGCAGTGTTTGTGTCGGGTGCAACCAAGGGATCAAAGAGGCAGGCAGAATATGACGAAGTGGCTGAAGCAACAGATAAAATTATTGTGGCAACCTATGGCGTGGCTGCTGTGGGCATCAATATTCCCCGTATTTTTAATCTTGTATTGGTGGAGCCTGGCAAAAGTTTTGTACGTGTTATCCAAAGCATCGGTCGTGGAATACGCAAAGCAGAAGACAAAGACCATGTTCAAATCTGGGACATAACTTCCACATGTAAATTTGCCAAGCGTCACTTGACCAAACGTAAACAATTCTACAAGGAAGCCAACTATCCCTTTACACAAGAAAAACTTGATTGGATGAAGATATTATGAAATACGATATTATAGTATGTGGCGATAGTTTTAGTTGTGCCCCAAAAAATGGTAATCCCAAGACTGGAGAACGAGATCATTACAGTCAAATTTTACAAGATCAATTTGGCTATAAAGTATTAAATCTAGCTCGTGGTAGTATGAGTAACCTGGGTATTTGTTTTCAAATAAGGGAGGCAATTAGTATTGGATGCCGTTACGTGACATATCATAAAACATGGTCTGGTAGAATAAATTTAATAGTTAATCAGACATTTAATGTTGAGAATGGATTAAAAAATTTTATATACCCATTTTCTGGAGACGAAAGCACTTATTGTAAATATGTTGGTCACAATAGTAAAATAGTTACAGATCGAGGCGTTGGAACACCAGACAACAACGCAGGAATTTTTTCCACAGTGTGGCAAGGACTTGATAAAAATTCCACAGTGAATATATCAAAAGATCAATTGCAAGCCATAGATGCATATCTGAAGCATTTGTTTCACGAAGGACTACAAGATGAAGTTGATTCGTGGATGTTTCAACACTGGCACCAAAAAATACTCAATGCTGGAATAACTCCAATTGAGCTCACTGACACAAATTTTGCTGAACCTATGTTCAACTACTACAAAACAGGAAAGCCAGAAAATGATCCATATCATACTGACACAGAAACTCAGGTACTAATGGCACAAAGAATAAATCAAATTATTTTAGAAATAAAACAATGAGCTTAGATTTTATGAAAGACGACGGGGTCTTCATGCCCATGTTGAATGATACTGGACGTAATATTTTTTACAAAACTGCATTAGAGTTAGCTGCACCAGGAAAAGTAATTTGTGACATCGGCACCGGCACAGGTTTCTTAAGTGTGCTGGCAGTGCATGCTGGAGCAAAACATGTGATTGCAGTTGAAAGAGATTTGCAAAGGTATCAATATACCAAATCAATCATTGAAAAATTGCAGATGACTGATCGCATTGAATTGATACATGGGGACTTTCTCAACCTTGACATCAAGGCAGATGTGTATGTGTCAGAAACTATCAACACACAAATATTTGGTGAAGATATAATAAAATTATCCAACCATGCACAGCGACACGGTGGAGAGTTTATACCTGGTCAATTTAAAATTCACGCAGAAGTGTATCAAATGCACCCAATATTTGTGGTCGATCAATCGGGGTCAGAAGCATTTGAATATCAGCCTGACATTGATGTTGATCCTGCATTTGCCAGCATTATCAATCAAGATTTTCAGCAACAGTACAGCCTTGCGGACACACGTTACCAAGCCAATCAACTCAATAGATTTTTTAAAATGCTGCCAGAGTTCACTGATCTGAAACTGACAAAATATCACCAAACTCAACCAATCACAGTTGACTTGAATCAACTAAACAATGATTCAGATCTCACTGTTACAATTCCTTTCAATGACATTAGACGATTTCGACAAAGCATGTATGTGGTGTTGTTTTGGCAAGCTGAATATGGCCCAGTGACAATGAATTGCAGAGATGTTTGGTTTGGTAACGTCGCCAAACACATCATGGGAGCCACAAACGATATTGTGTTTCGTTATGATCCTCAGATACGCAACTGGCGGTTGACTTATTGACACAAACACTGTAAACTAAACACATGCGAATTTTAACCTTAGACAACATTCATTACGACCTAGATCATTTGCCTGAAGAAGTAGATGACATGCGATTTGCCATACTAGACAACTCAAACCCACAAGAGCCAGACTATCATTTCATTCCGCTGATCTTTTTGGAAAGTTTCAATGCACCTGCACTGGTGCTACGCATTGGCGAGAACACCATAAAGATGCCTATGGACTGGCAAATACTCATTGGTGAGCCTGAGATAGGTGATCTAGAAGTGCTGCCGTTGACATCAATCAATGACCGTGGCTTTAGAGTGTTTCAATTCAACCCACTCACAAGTTTTCGTCCCAGTTTTCCAGACATTGAAATCTTGGATGTATATCATGAGGTATCTTGGTATGCACCCAAGCTAAAGAATGGACAGTTGCTTGCTGTGCCATTAAACGATGATCCTGATCCAGACTGCGTGTACTTTGTCAAAGACATCAGTCGCAACTGTGAGATAGTAGACTACAACAAATCATGGTGACACATGCCTTATACTGAACCCCAAATATTTGAAATCGTCAATCGCTTGTCCAAGATTTACTTGGAAAGTTATCCAGAGGATAAAGAAGGACTAGAACGATTCCTACGCTGGGCACATTTTCAATATGGCTACAAGTATGGGAACTCTTAAACCCGGTGCCACTTACATCTACGAACGAAACGGCAATGAAGTGTATGCTCGTGAGTCTGGTGCTGACCCTAGCACCAGACAACTAATGGGCTATGCATATGATCCAGTAACTGGACATCATGTTGATTACGACAGCAGAACATCAGATGGCAGGCCCTTGTTTGATCACCTCCAGGAAAGTAAGATGTGGGGCGAAATTCGGCAGCTGGCCAAGACCAATCCTGCTTTACAAGATGCCTTGGAACGTGCTATAATGATATACAAGTTAATCAAGGTAGAGAAGTGAGCGATAAACTAAACATTGCCAACGAGATGCGACAACTGGATCGCAAAAACAGAAACTTCTATCGCGAACTCACAGACGAGGAACGCAAGAAATTCTCTAACTATCTCATGATTCGTTGGGCAAGTTGTGTTGAAGGCAGCCGAGAAATGCAAGAGTTCTATTTGATCTCCACCAATGAACGATTGAACAAACACTTCTTTAATATTAACCGGCATCCTGAACTACAATGGTTGTGTGCCACCACAGTGAGTCCAGACATGGGCACACCCAGACACAACTGGATCTCACCCAAGAAAAAAGAAACAGGTACTGGCGCAAGTGCTATTAGAAAGCAGTTGGCAGAACTGTTTCCCACATACAAAGAAGATGAAATAGCCATGCTGGCCACAATGACCACAAAGAAAGAACTAGATCAATACATTAGAGACCATGGTCGAGACACTAAGTGAACTCACTTGCGGCTACTGCAAGAAAACATTCAGGCGTGCCGAAAGTCTTGTGGTGCATTTGTGCGAACCCAAACGACGACGTCAAGAACGCAGTGAACGTGGCGTTGAATTGGGCTTTCAATCCTACTTGCGGTTCTATGAAATTGCACAAGGTTCGGCAAAACTAAAAACATTCGATGACTTTGCAGACAGCCCTTATTACAAGGCCTTTGTAAAGTTTGGCAGATACTGTGTGGCTACAAAAGCAATCAATCCTGCACAGTTCACAGCCTGGTTGTTAAAGCACAACAAAAAAATTGACAACTGGGGTTCGGACAAAATCTACACTGAGTATTTGTTGGACTATTTGAAAGTGGAAGCAGTGGCAGATGCCTTGGCACGAGCAGTGGAGTTTGGTATAGACTGGAGTGAAAAACATTCAGCACCCGCCAATGATTGTTTGCGTTATGGCAGCACACATGCCATGTGCTATGCTGTCACAACAGGACGCATCAGTCCTTGGGTGATTTACAACTGTGAGTCAGGACAAAAGTTCCTAGGTGAACTCACAGCAGACCAAGTCTCAATGATATGGCCTTACATAGACTCAGACATATGGCAAAAGAAGTTTTCAGACTATGCCGCAGATGCTGAATACGCAAAACTAATATTGAAACAAGCAGGATGGTAACATGATCAAATCAATAATGTCAATGGGCAAGCACGTAATAGTGGGTGGTGGCAACAGTGCCAGCAACTACATCAATAACGGTAGCGGCATGATGGGAGTGGGCGACCTACGATTCAACACCAGCACTCAACAGATTGAATTCTACAACGGCCAGACTTGGCAAACATTTACTATGGCACAGGCCACTGTGGGACTCACTGGTCCAGCCGAAACAGCCATTGACTGGGCGATGAAAAAGATGGAAGAAGAAAAGGAAGCACGTGCCATGGCCGAACAGTATCCTGCTGTGGCTGATGCCATGGGTGCTGTTCGTGAGGCTGAACAGCAATTGAAAATGGTTGTGGCATTGTGTAGAGTATGAGTGCAGACATTGATATTGACGTTCCGGATCGATCTAAGATACTAGAACTGATCCAGCACACCCCTGCTAGACAGGTAGTGGACGGCAAACCGCGTAAACATAACTCTGGTATCTACATCACAAGACATTCCGCAAGATCCTGAACACGGTTGTGCTGCTATTGATTATGAGACAGCAGAACAGCGTGGCTACTTCAAAATTGACCTGTTGAACATGAGTGTGTATCAGTTGATCCAAGATCCCTCACACTATGAAACCATGTTGTCAGCTGCACCTCCATGGTCAAGACTATGGACAGACCAACCCTGGGCCTCTCAGTTGGTTCACGTGGGCAACTACGTGGATTTAATGGTGGCTATGCAACCTGACTCGATACCCAGGATGGCTGCTTTTATTTCAATCATTAGACCGGGCAAAGCACATTTACAACGTCGGCCCTGGGATGAAGTGTTTGCGAGTGTGTGGGACGGGGATGAATCGCGTGGATATACTTTTAAAAAGTCACACGCTGTGAGTTATGCTGCCTTGGTGGCCTTGCACATGAACTTACTCAATACGACGAACTAGGGTAATTGATTTGCGTTTGCTCTTTTTGCGAGCAATATCTACCAGGCTGCACACAGGCCCGTGTAAGATTTCCAAGTCTTTGTTGCTGAATGTACGCAGGGTAAAACGAAACTTTTCCCAATCCCCACGCAAGAATATGTTGATGGGTATGCTCCTATTGCTTTCCCACCACCAAGTGTTGGCCAAATCTAAGAATTCCAGTTTGTCATCTTGTGTAAGAACAGCACCAAAGTCGTAGATGGTTGTAACAGCATCGTCTCTGTTTTGAACTACTCCAATGTACTCGTTGCTGGCATAAACGCAAAGAGTTATAAAGGGATATTTTTCCGCCAGTTTTTCAAAGATGTTATTACCCATAAATACGTTTTGAGGATCCTATGTATTCAACCACCATTTACTTATA